TTTTTTCTCAATGTCTTCTTCTTTTTTCTCAATGTCTTCTTCTTTGTTGTCTACTGCTTTAAGAACTTTTGCCTTAAATTCTTCATACTTTGAATTACAGTAGTCTTCTGAAGATTCATAGTCTTCAAAATTCTTAGCCATGTTTTCAAAATCAGAAAAAGTTTGTTCTATATCTGCAAATTCAGCAAATTCTTCAAACTTTTCAAAATCAGCAAATTTATTTACCATTTCTACAAAATGATTAAAATTATCTTTTAGTGTAGAAAACTTGTTTTTTGCTTCTTCATCTTCAGATTCTTCTACTGTTGCAAATTTTTCAGTCATCTTTAATGATAACTGTTCTTGTAGTGCAATAGCTTTCTTCTGAATTTCTGCTTTCTGAGCATTTGCTATGATCTCGTCAACTGGATCTTTTGCAAATTTTCCCATTTCTAGTTCCAACTCCTTATAGTGTTTTTTTGTTTCTTCTGCATCTGTAAACAATGAAGTATTTATATTTAATTGGATATAATGATTATACAAATGATTTATAAAATCACTGTTATCTGAAGTTTCTAAAAGTCTTTTTGCACATAATTCTAATTCATCTTTATCTACTATTAGTTGATTGTTAACTAATTTGTGATGTAGATACTGTAAATTTTCAGAATCAACAAAAGCTTCTTTTATAACTTCGTCATTATTCAAACAATTACATAGTTGGATTTTTAACATATTGACATCTGTTCTTTTCTTTGTGTAATATTTTTCTGCCAACAAAGCGTCATTTTTAATCTTTATTACTTTAGTATTGGAGTTACTATATTTTATAACTTTTTTAAGAGTTTTTAACATATTTGTAAATTCTTTGTTTTCAGAAAAGTTAATCTTTGATGCTCTAGCATCTTTCATACCAGTACCAAATTTATCTCCAAGTAATGTTAGACCAAGATATTTATATTTGTTAATATATAAAGTTTTGTCTCTTGGTTCATATTTTGAATCTTCTATTTTGATTTCCATTGACATTTTTTTTACTTTGTCTCTTTCAAAAATATCAACTTCATCTTGTGCATATTCTTTCCAAATATATCCGTCAACAAACGCATAAGTGACTCCGTCAATTGTTTCATAATGATAATTATTTCCAACAGAAGGAATTACTCCTATTGGTCTTTCTATATATATCATTTTTTGATTTAAATTTCCATCATCGTCATAAGTGTCTTCTATTCCTATATCATGTTCTCCAAAATCTTTATCATCTTTTATAATAGATGCTAAAATTGGAATATCTGTAATAGAACTTTCTGCACTTTTTATTACGTCTAAACTAAAAAAACTTCCATTTGGATTTTTATCTTCATGAATAAATTTTAATCTAATCTTAAAGAATCTATCATCTTCAAACGGTTGAATAGAGGAATCTACAGGTAAAGAGAAATATTCTAAATTTTTCACCATTGACCTCCTTCCTATTTATTTATCTTTTCTTCGTTGTCTCCATTTGATCTAGTTGAATCGCCAGAGTCTGATAAATCTGCATCCGCTTTTTTTGGTGCTCCAGCTTCTTTAGAAACCCCAGGCATTGTATATGAAGTTTGCAATGGAGTTAAGTTTTCTTTTAAATTAGTAGCTTTTTCCATCATCGTTAATTGATGGAACTGTATTGGATTTAATCCACCAGCAGCAGCTACTAAAGTTGCAGGAAAACCAACTTGAGCCATTTTAAGATATCTAGTAACTTGTTCTTCTTGATTATACATACTTCCATCAATAAATTCTATTTTAAATTGATATGTTCCAGAACGTTTACTTAACTGATTATTTATAAAAGCTTCAAATTGTCTATACATATGTAACATATAAGATATGTCATTTTGTGTACCTAGCTTAATTCCTACATTTCCAACTTTGTCTGCACTACCAAATATCTGTGGGTTTACTCCACAACTAGAATAAAAATTGTAAGAACCAATACTTCCCAAGTTATTTCTTGTTTGTACATTCCCATTACCAGCAGTATCTATTGCTGTTACATCCATTGGACTTGTTACTAAACTTGTCTGTGGAGGCAAATTATTCTTTATATTTGAATGATAATTCTGTGCAGAATCTTTGTCAATAAGATAATCGTTCTTTTTAGCATCTTTGTCTACTTTTATTGGAATTTTTTGAAATAATATTTTCCAATTGTCTAACACTGACCTTGTTTTAACAAGATCTTTGTAATTTTGTATTTCTAAAGTGTCCAAATATAATCCTAATAATGGAGGCAAGTTTCCAGCAAAATTCTCATTCCACTTAAATACAATACCTTTGTCTGGTTCAAGTTCTTTCCAATAAAATGGAATAGAGTGTGTACCTAACAAAAACTCTCTATAGTAAAATGCAAACTCAGGTGCGAAATTGCTTAAGCTAACTCCAGGAGTTAGAAAATATACCATGTTAAATGAATATATATATCCAAGAAATCCATGATTTACAATTAAACTATAATCTGTGGGCATTCTCTGCAAACTAATATGTTCTTTGTCTTCTCTTAGATACCAAAAACCAGTATCTTCTAAGCAAGAAACAAACATTGCTTTTCCGAACTCTTGTTTAATATTAAATCTATTTAAGAAATCGTGTACAACTTTGAGTGACTTTTTATAAGCTGGGCTATTAAAGTCTTTTTCACTTGTTGCGTTTGTTGGATAAACATAATATCTAAAGTCCAATATAGTTGCAAAATAATTTACAATCCTTTGAAAATGTTGCGTATTAACATACATCCATTGTGCCAAGTCTTTTAGTGCTTTTTCACAAAAGATTGGATTTGTTAAGTATTCAATTACCCTTTCTCTTTCGTATTTGGCAGGTAATCCAGATACTTGTTTCAATATGGAGTTCATCCATATAGGATTTTGATAAAATCCAGAACCAGTTGCAGGATTATACCCATTCATAAATGGAATATCTTGACTAAATTTTCTGAAGTCAAAACTATATCCATCTACTTTATCTTGTATTACATCTTTATTTGATGCAGGTCTACCTCTAGCTGCCAATTTATCTCCTCCTAATCTATGAACAACATTATTTCTTCTTCTTCTGTTTCATATATGTTATCTTCAAACATTTTAATGTAATATAATCCATATGCTAGTGAAGCATATTTATCTTTGTCAATACGTTTGGTAACTTGTTTTATTGAAAGTTTCCCACTTTGTAACACTTCTAATTTTAAATTTGCAATTTCTTCTATTAGTATATCTGTGTTCATAAATGGCACTACATCACTTTTTATAAAATTAAAATCTTCTACATCATAGTTTGCATTAACTCTTTTTTCTAAAAGTTGAAGCTTACCACTACCTACCATATCTATGAAGTTTACTATAATATCACTATTTATACCTTGTGCCATTATCTCATAAATAATTTTTGGAGAATCTTCTATTTCAGGCTTTACATCAGAGTTAATTGTGTCATAGCATCCTAAGTTTTCTCCAGTAATTGGATCATAATGTTCTTGTAATAGTTCATCACGCAAGCCAGCACCCAAGCCGTTTACATCGACACAGATTACCTTCGCTCTATATATGTTCTTTGTTCTTTTAACTTCTATTGCTTGATCTTTAAAATTAAGTGAATTTGACATATTTATAATATTTACTTCTTGTACATTTCTAATTCTTCCAAACTGATTTCTTTCTATCCTTAATACAGAAATAGACGATTGGTTATTACTAGCCTTTTCAGATCTTGCTACGTCAACACTAAGTATTATTTCTGAATTGTTTTTGTTTTCCAACATTGATTCTTTCAATGTTCTCAGTTTTAACAATTTATTTATTTCTACAAGTGCACCGTCAACAGTACCTGCCCATTTGCCACCATAGTTCATAGAAAATGATATTGGTGACATATCTTTCTTTTTTGATAGTATCTGTGATTTTGTACTGCCTCTTCCGTACCAACATCCTAACATCCAATCTGCACCTAAAACAATTTCTCCATTTAATGTTGCCATATTCTCTGCCATGTTTAGACACCTTGAGAACTCAGTTGTTCCACGATATCCAGGTGTAGAAAAAAAATCAATTTTCTGATTTAGCTCTTCTGGATTCATTACTCCTAACTTTCCTACAGTATATCTTCCCATCTCAGGTATAGGCTTTAATGCATCTTGGAAAACAACATCGTCTAGCAAAGCTGCTTCTTCTATTGATATTCTTGTTCTACGTTGTCCTTTAGATGTTTGTGAATTTGCTAAAATATTTATTACAGATCCGTTTGTAAAAATTATATCTGCATCATTTTGTTGAAAGTGAGAATCAAATATTTCATTCTTCATCATAGGATAATGTCTTATTACTTCGTTATATTTGTCTTTTAATAACTTAGCTGCTGCTTCTTTTGTTTGTGCAGTAAGGCACAAACTAATACCTGGAAACGCAATAGCTACAATACACATAGCCAATACCTCTAAGAAAGTATTATGGCTAACAAAACCATTGGAAACAAAAGAATTTGTTTCTGGCATTTGTAAGTCATATACGTGATTTTTGTCATAGGAAATATCTTCTATCTTGCTATAAAAATAATTTAAATTACTTAAATTTAATAGTTCTTTATATTGGTCACATAAATCTGCATTGCTTAAGTTAATTAATTTATCTAGCTTATTGTAAGTTAAATTGTTATTTCCTTTCAATATATGAAAAACGTCTCTTAAAGTATTTTTGTTATATTTTTGCGCATCTTCTGCAAACTTTCTAACTCTATTAATTTGGAATGGAATAATATTTTTACTAGTATTTGATTTTACTTCTATTAGTTTTTTTAGCCTTTCTTGTTTATATTGACAAGAAAACCCAATATTATCATAGAATTTTTTCATGTTGTCACTATATATACTAAGTATACTATGCTTAAACCTTCCACAAACTCTATGTTTAATTGAAGATATTATTCCAAAATTTAAAAGAATTATTTGCACCTGTTTTAACATTTTTTCAGAAACACTACATAAACTTATTCTTCTATCATTATTTTCACCAACCGTACCGTCTGTATCAAACAAACCCATCAAAACTTTTGATATAATATCTGGAGATGATTTCATTATACATTTTGGTATTTCTTTCCCATGTGCATTAACTTGCTTTAATCCAATTATGTCTAAATACTTTCTAAAATATTTATCTCTAACTACAAAGTCAACATTGTCTCCTTTTATTTTATGTAGATTTATATTGAATTTTTCTTTCAATATATTTTTTATATTACTTATGATATCTTTGTCTTTGTTTGAAAAAAACACAACATTGTCTCTAGTTAAACATCCATCTCCTAACAGATATCCAATTAATAAACCAAAATCTTTGTCTAATTGTTGTGGTAAGTCTTTTTTAAGTAAGTGTGATTTTTTTTGTTTAGATAGACTATTAAACCATTCTTCTAATTCTCCCAATTCTAGTTTATTATTATTGCCCCAAATATTATTTTGCTTATTTATAATTGCATAGTCTCCAATAGATATTTCATCTAAATTCTTGAATTTTATATCTCCATCAAAATCCATAACTAATATAGGGTGATTTGGAGTTCCTTCAATTTGGTATCCTTCTTGAGTTGTAATTTTAATTGTGTCCTTAAAGCCACTATAAACACCTTTGTTTGAATTTTCTAATTTACCAAATCTATTGCACATATTAATAGAATGTGTCGTATATTTTTCTATATCTGACTTGTCATAATTAAAATATGATCCAATTTCTTCTATTCCATTGTCTGTAAATAATAAAGTATCTCCAACAACACATTTTGACCAAGCTCTTACGAAGACACCATATATGCTCGTAAACCTTACTACGCTTCTAAGGAAAACCCTCTGGTCATAGTGTAATGTAATTCCACCTTCTAGTGGATGTATCATGTCAAGGAATCTGTCAGGATACCAGCGAATGAAACTTACTAAATCTATGTATTTTTCAAGATTTTTTTCAAAAGAAGTAATTGAATCTTCACTTCTAGCAGAAACAGTATTGTTAAAAGCAGAATTATTATCTCCTCTGTTTTTAGTATACTTGGCATTATCAGA